ATGGATGGTGGGGTGAATCGTCTGAAGCGGATAGTAAAGGAGGGTAATGGAGCCCAGCGAGCGATATCGGTACAGCTTGAGCCGGTGCGCCGACACGGCCGGCGGGCGGATGGCCTACGATGGAACCGCCGCGAATCCAGCAGTCACTCCACCATGACCGGAAAGAAGGACTATCAACGACTCATCAATGCCGGAGCCATTGCCGACATAGCGGGATTGCTCACCTTCGCGGCCGAGCAGAGCCTGACTGTTGCGAAGCGCGGCGACGCATATATCACCATCAAGGGTTCAGGCCCTCGCAGATTCAGACTGTTCTTGGCCAGTCACAGCAAGGCTGGCAAGGCAGGGGTGCTGACTGCTTCCGGGGTTCTCTACGATTTCTGGATTTATGCGCTTGTCGCACACGATCTGATCGAAAGCGCTTGCTACATCGGGCAGACGCGAGGGGTTGCCAGGCGGATGCGTGAGCACTGGAAGCGACGCACCGGGGAGCGTGGTTCCAGCCCGTTGTTCGACTGGGCGACGGAGCGAGGACTGACAGTCCACGTAGTCCTTCTTCAAGCCCTGTCTGGCATCCAGAGTGATGCTGATCGAGCAGAGGCCGAGTGGTTGGCGTGTGCCGCAGCAGCGGGATACGCCCTGCCGGGCGTCGACGTCTGGTCTCCGCGGGGTGCCCGGCTGCGGCCTGGCCTTGTGTGGCCGTCAGCTGCGGTTCGCAGCAGCAACCGGCCTCTGGAGCAAGTTGCCGCCGGCACTACGCGATTGGTTCGACTCGCAAAGAACTCAGAGCTGGTTGGCGATCGCCCCGAAGAATTCAGGCTCGAGTGATGGAAAGCTTCGAGGCGCAGATCGTCGAGCTGATGCGCGGCGGCAATGCCTACCTCGTGAAGAACGACCGGGGGAACGTCGTGCTGATGACCGAGAACGTCGGGGAGCACGACCGGCCGCTGGCGGGCTTCAAGCGAATCGAACGCATCAAACATGGCGCGGACGTTCCAATTGCGGTGCTGGTGCCGCGTGCCGTGCTCAGGAACCTTCGTGGCAGGACAAGGCCCGGCTGTCACGCAGCATGGCCGCGCCTATGTCACCGTTGAAGAAGCCGGAGGTCGCATGCCGGCTCGGACTTCTTCATTCGCGAAGTATTCAGGTCAGGAATCCGTGTCGGCGTCGATCGCGGCACGCGACTCTCTGAACCAGTCCGGCGCGGTATCGGCGACTGCAGCTACCGTGTCGAGAACCTCGTCTTCGGGCGCCGTCTGTAAGTAATCGCGCGCTCGCGCCAAGTAGGCGATGCGCTTGTCCTCGATGGAGGTGCTCACCGTCGCGTTCAAATCAAGGCGAAAGTCACGCTTGTCCTCGAAGCGTCCGAGCAGCGTCTGCCCCCGCTTGTTGACCGTCACGTACTGCGCCCCACCCCTGCTTGCGAACGCTTTCTCGATCGCCTTGCGCGACTGGCCGTGCTTGTAGAAAGCTGGCGGCAGGATCGCGTGTGCGTCGACGATGCGATAGGGGCCTACCTGGGTATGACGCAGGTGGGCCAGCCTCGACGCGTAGCCCGGGCCGTGCGGCGACGCGTGCTCGGCGTGTAGCGCGTCCAGGAATCGGCGCTCGTCGACCATTTTGGAAGCGGCATGCAACGCGAAGATCGCGCAGTCGAACTTGCTTTTTTGCGAATCGTGAATCAGCACCGAGACCGCCGCGTTCGAAGGCAGGAGCCCGGCCATCTCTTCAAGGCAGGACTCCAGGAGCCTTCTTACTGAGAATTGGTCGACGGGTTCCAGAATCAGGATGGAGACTGCCGGGCCGACGGTACGTACGTCGGCCGAAACAACGTGGTCATGATCCGCTCTTAGCCTGAAGATGGCGCGCCCGTCTTGCAACGTGTCATCGGCGATGGCGGCGCAAAACGCCTGCAGATGCGGGAAATGGTGGAGCGGGAAGTGATAGGCCCCGGCGTTCCGGCACTTGTCGGCTGATCGAATGTTCTCGGACCGGGCCGTCACCGGCAGCAGCGCTGCATCCAGATCGAGCACGGACGAGTCCGGCACGGCCTTCATGTCCTGGATGCCCTCCAGGCTGGAACGGATTGCCGCCAAATCTCCCAGCAGCGCACGACGAGGCGGTTGGTTTCCTCTCCAGGCCGGGCTCTTACCGCTCAGGTCGCTCAATTGCCCCGATGGACTTCTTGGGGGACTGGTGGTGCGTGATTCCGCCTCGGAACGCTCCGTTGAATGCACCGAGTGCTCGGCATCAGAGGCGTAGTGCCGATCGATCACACTGTTGCTTGACTTCGAAAAGCAGACACCCATGTTTATCACCTCAAGAAGAGGGTTCTGATTCTCATCGCGCCACTTCCCCTTCGAGGCGTCGGGAGCGAAGCAGTGGCAACTGGTGCGAACAGGGGTATGTCGCTGGCATAGGGCTTTCTCAGGCATGCGGTGACGGCCGGCGTAGCCGGCCAGCCATATCAGCCGCTCAGCGCGTCAGCTTCCGCGGCCTCGTCCTCCAGCGGCTCCTCGACGCTCGGCAGGTTCAACTGCCACGCGTGTGCACCCTTGACCTTCACCAGATAGTCGCGCCACGGCGAGGACTTGGAGAACAGGTTCGCGGGCGTCGCGCAACCGGTGTCCTCCATCAGCTTCTTGGTATTCACGTGTGGTGTGCCGGTGGCGTAGGCGTCCACCAAGCGCTGCAGCACGGCGATCTTGGCCTTGCCCGTGACGCGCCAGGGCGCGCGGCCGGGAATGGACAGCAGGGCCGCATATCCGTCCGCCGAGACCTTGAGGCTGATGGCAGTGCCGCCCATGGCCGCCTGGTGGCCGTGCCGGTACAGCACCTTCAAACGCGCGAGATCGACGGCCGTGCCCGACTGGGCGGGCGAGAGGATGTCCTGGACCGGCACCACCACGTTCGTGCCCGCAAACGGAAACGGCGCTGTCGACGTGGTCAGCACCATGCCGGGCACGGCGCGCGGGCGCAGCCGCAGCGCGGCATCGACCCGGGCGTACTGGCGCTCGCTGGCCATGCGGGTGGCGAAATACAGCGCGACGGGCGAGCCGTCGACGTCGAGTTCGCCGAGGAACACCGGCTCGTCGTCGAGGTGCCGGCCCCGCACACCCTGCAGCGTGCTACCGAGCGCGGTGATGATCTCCTCGCGCAGCCAGTTCAGGTGGACTTTCCAGCGCCGCGCATGCTTGGCGGACAGCATCACGTCGTCCCCGGTCAGGGGATCGCGGTAGCGCACAAAATTCGCATCAGCGCAGCGCTCAAGCGGCACCGCACTGCGCATGCCATCGGCCAGCTCGACCACCTTCTGCGTGATCCGGTCGCCTTCGGTGAGGATGCCCTCGTCCTCGAAGCGCTCGATGTCGATGCCCAACTGGGCAAGCGCAAAACCATCCATCGGACTGGTGGCGCACTCCAGCAATCGGGCAACCTGGCCGACCAGGTCTGGGTCCTCCATGCCGGATCCGGGGTTGAGCGGCTTGAGCACACCCAGCGCTTCGAGCAACTGCGTGCCGGCGAGCCGCAGACGCAGGTCGCGCTCGCTCTGCAGACTGCATCGCCCCGGCTCGGCCAGCACAATGGACAGCGGCGTTTCCGTGGTTTCCCCCGCGAACACCAGGGCCGCCACCAGGGTGACGCCCAGGATGGCTGCCGGCTGCGAGAAGGGGTGGTTGCCCCACAGCTCGCTCATCACATCGTGCAGTTCCGCACCGCTGTCGAGATGCACGGTCACTGCATCGCTGGCGTGGCCGAGCAGTGCGCGCGCTTCGGCCAGATACAGGCGCTCGACCTTGGCGCCATCCAGGCGCGGCTTTACCCCCGTCAAGGGCTGGGCGAACCGAGACAGGTCGTAGCGCGAGCGGTTGAGCGGCCGGCTGGACAGCGGCACCTTGAACCCGTGCGCGGACAGCACGTTGGCCAGCGGCGCCCGGGTGGACAGCGTGTGCGCGTACACCTCGACCACCTTGCGGCCGGGCGCGTAGAGCAGCGTGGCGTCGCGGGCCGGGAAGTAGCAGAAGCTGCGGCGGTTCCGATTGACGACCTGCACCGCCGTGACCTGCTCGCCAGCGAAGCGCACGACCAAGCAGTGCGCAACCGAGGCCTCGCCATCGTCCCGTTCGTCCGCCAGCGCGACGTGTACGACCTCGCAGGGCTCGGCCAGGCGCATCGCCCGAGTGAGTTCCGCTTCCAGTTCCCGCTTCACCTTGTCGCTCCACAGGAAGAGCGGCGGATCGTCGCACGGCACATCGAAGGCGTCGTAGAGCCGCTTGTTGCCCCGGATGTCGGCGGTGTTCAGGATCGACTCGGCGATCTCGAACAGGCGCGCAGTCGCGTCGGAATGCGCGCGCATCCAGACCGCACGCCCGAATTCGCCGCCCGGCTGTGACAGGAAGGTGGCGAACAGATCGGTATCGTTCAGCTGATCCGCGACGCTGGTGAGGATGGCCGCGCCGCGCGACGAGGCCAGACGCACGATGCGCAGTGCCTCTCGCTCGGCGGGCTCGCGCTGCTCGCGGCGCAGGTGCCGGATGTGCTCCAGCAGCGCGCCCGCCAGGGTGGATTCGTCTTGCGACCAGTCGAATCCGCGGCTCAGTGCCTCGCATTCGGGCAGGCCGCTGAACACCCGCAGCACGGCAACCGGCGCGTGTTCGATGAGATCGAGCAGATTGCTCGCGTTGGTCAGGATCTTCCTGGCCATGTGTTGCTCCCCGTTCTTGTTTTTGGTGTGGCATCCGGCAGTGCCGGCGTCAGTACCCCATATCGAGCGCCTGAGCCTGCTCGGCCAATGTCTCCAGCGCCTCGCGGCGCTGCGCGTCCAGGCGCTTCTTGTAGTCGATGACATCCCGGTAACGCACACGGCGATGCGTGCCGATCTTGTGGAACGGGATGTCGCCTTTCTCCAGCATCTGCACAAAAAATGGGCGGGACACCCCGAGCATCTGAGCGGCCTCCTGGGTGGTGAGTTCCGCATGCACCGGCACGACGGACACCGCGCAGCCCTTTTCGATCTGGTCCAGCACGTCCTGCAGCAACTGCAGGGCTGCCGCCGGCATCTGCACGCTCCGCACGCGCCCGCTGCTGTCGCGGATGTCCACCTGCCGAACGGCGGCGCCGGTTGCAAGCACCGCAGCCAGGGTACGGCCGGCCTCGCGGGCCAGCGTCACATCCTCTTCGGAGGGCAGCACCTTGGAGATGGAGGAGACGTTCATGGACAGGCGCTCAGCGCGGCAAATCTGGAAGGGACGCGATTCTATTCGAAACAAACGAAATCGAAATAAGCGAAACGCAAGCCGGGTTCTATATGGGGCAAGGCTTTGCGGCTTGCATGCTGTCCGCGAGTCCGATCTGGGAACTCGTCAAAACCCAAATTTCGCTCGCCCAAGCCCAAGGCGTCGGGCAATGAAATAGAGCCTCTTTCAACAAGAGGACTCTCTTCATGGCAATTCTTTCCTCACCTGTTCAATTGGGTCGCCACACCCGCCGGCACGAAGCACCGGCCGCTGTGCGTGCCGCGCTGGACGAGACCGAGCTCGCCAAGCGCTGGGGGCTGTCGGTCAAGACATTGCAGCGCTGGCGCCAGGACCACATGGGCCCCGTCTTCTGCAAGCTCGGCTCCCGCGTCACCTACCTGATCTCCGAAATCGAAGCCTTCGAGCGGCGCGTCTCGCGCAATTCGACGTCGGTTCGTGCGTACCACTGAGGAGGCAGCCATGACGAATCTGATCCCGCTGCCGGCCGACATCGCCAGCATGTCCGTGAGCGAACTGGCAAAACTCTCGCCTGAGCGCAAGCACGAGCTTGATGCCACCCTCGATACCGCCATCGCTTGGCTCAAAACGGCACGCACCAAGCTCGATGCTGCATTCGACCAGTGCTACGGCGAGCAAGCGCGCGCCGCGCTGCGTAAGTCCGGCCGCGACTTCGGCACCGCCCATGTTGTCGATGGGCCGTTGCGCATCAAGTGCGAGTTGCCCAAAAGGGTTAGCTGGAACCAAAAGCAGTTGACCGAGATCGCTGGGCGCATCGCCGCCGCGGGCGAGCAGATCGACGCCTATATCGACGTCAAGCTGACGGTGCCTGAGTCCCGTTACAACAACTGGCCGCCGGCCCTGCGGGAGCAGTTCGCGGATGCACGCACGGTGGAGCCGGCTAAGCCGTCGTTCACGCTGACCTGCGACGGGGTGGCGTTTTGAGCGGTCTTCCCATCATGGACGCGGAGCCAATCCGGTTCGGGCCACGCTCACGGCAGCCCCTGATTTCCCGATTTGCCCGTTACGTTCAGGTCTCGCCGGAAGGCTGCTGGCTGTGGACGGGGTCAAAGAATGCTTGTGGTTATGGCGTGCTGGGGCGCGGTCGTCGCGGCGAAGGGCTGATCAGGGCGCACAGGCTGGCTTATCAGCTCTTTCACGGCATCGTGCTCGAGCGCTCGCAGCATGTCCTTCATCGCTGCGACACCCCTGCTTGCGTCAATCCTGAGCACCTCTTCATCGGCACACAGCAGGACAACATGCGCGACATGCGCAGCAAAGGGCGGGCGGTGCCACCACCGCGCCATGTCGGCATTGCCAATCACAAAGCGAAGCTCGACGAGAACAAGGTCCGGCAAATCTTCGCCATGCGTCGTGCTGGCAATACCAAATACCAGATCGCGCAGCGCATGGGTGTTTCCCGCGCCACCGTCTATTCAATTCTTAACCGATTCACATGGAGGCATGTCGATGTTGCCGATTATCTCTGCTGATCGACGTCTGGCCGAGCGGCGTGGCGTCAAGGGCGTGCTGGTGGGCAAGAGCGGGCTCGGAAAGACTTCGCAGCTCTGGACCCTGCCGTCCGAAACCACGCTGTTTCTCGATCTGGAAGCCGGTGACCTGGCTGTCGAAGGTTGGGGCGGCGACACCATTCGGCCCCGCACCTGGCAGGAGTGCCGTGACTTCGCTGTTTTCATCGGCGGGCCAAATCCGGCACTGCGCGACGAGCAGCCGTTCAGCCAAGCCCACTATGACGCGGTCTGCGCGCGTTATGGCGACCCGGCCCAGCTCGCCAAGTACCAGACCGTCTTCGTCGACTCGATCACGGTCGCAGGCCGGTTGTGCATGCAGTGGTGCAAGGGCCAACCGCAGGCTTACTCGGAGAAGACCGGCAAACCGGACAATCGCGGCGCTTATGCACTGATGGGGCAGGAGATGATCGCCTGGCTCACGCATCTGCAGCATACGCGCGGCAAGAACGTCTGGTTCGTCGGCATCCTCGAGGAAAGACTCGACGACTACAACCGCCGCATCCAGCAGTTGCAGATCGATGGTTCCAAAACCGGGCTGGAGTTGCCCGGCATCGTCGACGAGGTCGTCACGCTCGCCGAATTCAAAGCCGAGGATGGTTCCAGCTATCGCGCTTTTGTCTGCCACACCCTGAATCCCTGGGGGTATCCGGCCAAGGACCGTTCCGGCCGCCTCGATCTGATCGAGGAGCCTGATCTCGGCCGCCTCATGCAGAAAATTTCCGGCCCCGCCCGTCCTGTAGGCGAACGGCTCGACTTCACGCACCCCAGTGCCGAGCACGCCAGTGTCGCCCCGAACGCAGCCGCAAACACCACCGAATACGCAGAACACACCGCATGAACACCGCAATGACCTACAACGCCAACCCGTGGCAAGACTTCAACGACGCTGACCAGCAGCAAGGTTTCGACCTGATCCCGAAAGGCACGCTGGTGCCGGTGCGCATGATCCTCAAGCCGGGCGGCTATGACGATCCCTCCCAGGGCTGGGTGGGCGGCTACGCGAGCGAGTCGTTCGAGACCGGCTCGGTCTACCTGGCCGCCGAGTTCGTCGTGACCGGTGGCGAGCACGCCAAGCGCAAGCTGTGGAGCAACATCGGCCTGCACTCGCCCAAGGGCGCGACCTGGGGCCAGATGGGGCGCAGCTTCGTGCGTGCGGCGCTCAACAGCGCCCGCAACGTCCACCCGCAGGACAACTCGCCGCAGGCCGCCGCCGCGCGCCGTATCCAGGGTTTCCACGAGCTCGACGGGCTGGAGTTCATCGTCCGCGTCGACATCGAAAAGGATCCCAAGGGCGAGGACCGCAACGTGATCCGGCTCGCCATCGAGCCCGACCACCCGGAATACGCCCGGCTCAAGGGCGTGCCGCCCAAGACCAACCCCGGTGGAGGCACGTCTGGCGCACCCGCGCAGCCTGTGCCGTCCCGTGCCGCGCCCACCGCGCAGCGCGCGCCCGTGACCGGCAAGCCCGCCTGGGCCCAGTGAGGGAGGAATGAAATGCTGGGTCTGCAAACGGCAGGCCCGGGGATTCACGCACGCCGACACCCGCCACGGTGTCGGCGATCCCCGGCGCTTTGTACCGGATTGGGTGTTCTGCTCGCGCCGCTGCCAGGACGCGTTTCACGCGCTGTACGGCAACTGGCGTCGAGCCATGGAGGGGCAGCACAGGGAGGGCAGCATGCTTGACGCATCCGACATCGAACGCACGGCCATGCGCACGTGCCTGAAGGCGTTCGGCCGGGTGGCCGACGAGATCGGCTTCACCAAGCCGCTGGCGGCCTACAGCGAAGCCGAGGCGCTGCGCGTCATCGACGCCATCGTGACCCGCTACACCGAAGCGATGGTCGAGCACCACGAGACCACCCGCATGCCGCCGGTGCGCGGCGGCGCGGCTGCCAAGGCCACGGCGCGGGATCCGTTCGCCGAGCTCGAAGAGCTGCCGTGGGAGGTAACGGAATCCGCCTTGGTCATCAAGGCCGCTGATGAATCGGAAAGGAAGAATTGATGCAGAAGGATGCAATCCATCAACTGGAGTCGCGCCGGGTGATACAGCGTCGCACCCGCCTGCCCTTGTCCGTCCGGCTATGGAGCCGGGTCGACATGAGTGCTGGCCCGGATGGCTGCTGGCTGTGGCAGGGGAGCGTCAATGCGAAAGGTTATGGGCAAATTCGACGCGAACCAGAAGGCAACGCCATTCGTGGAGTGAAATGCAGCACCCACCGGATGGCGTGGGAGCTGACGTATGGCGCCATCCCGGACGGCCTGCACGTTTGTCATCGCTGCGATAACCCCTGCTGCGTGAATCCTTCGCATCTGTGGCTGGGCACCCACGCCGACAACCTGGCCGACATGAGAGTCAAGGGGCGCGCCGCGCGCGGAGACCGCAGCGGTACCGCTCGCCTGGAAAGCAAGCAGGTGCAAATCATCAAGCGGCTCCTGTATCTCGGCCACTGCAGCGCGCTCGAAGTCTCCATCCTGCTCGGCGTGAGTCCCGCCACGGTTGAAGCCATCCGAAATCAGAAAACATGGGGGCACGTCGATGCTCGACTTTAACCATAGGCCGCAATTTCACGAGCAAGTGACGAACCGCATCGATCTGGTTCTGGACGCAGAGCGCAGACAACAGACACCGCGCGACTACCTCGGTGCCTCGCGCCTGGGTGTGGCTTGTGAACGAGCGCTGCAATACGAATATGCCGGCGCGCCGGCGGACCGCGGCAGAGGGTTTTCAGGCCGCATTCTGCGCGTATTCGAAGTGGGTCATGTGCTTGAAGATCTAGCGATCCGCTGGCTTCGCCTGGCGGGATTCGAGTTGCACACGCGCACAGCGAGCGGTGGTCAGTTTGGATTTTCGGCCGCAGGCGGGCGCATCCAGGGGCATGTCGATGGGATATTTGCGAGTGGGCCCGCAGAGCTGGCGCTCGCCTACCCCATGCTCTTCGAGTGCAAGACGATGGCCGACAAACACTGGAGGGCCTGCGTCAAATCCGGCGTGGCCGTGGCCAAGCCCGTTTATGCCGCACAGATGGCGATCTATCAAGCGTATATGGAAGCGAGCGTTGATGGCATCAGTTCGCATCCGGCGCTGTTTGCGGCCATCAACAAGGACACACAAGAACTGTGGTTTGAACTGGTGCCGTTTGACGCGGCGCTGGCCCAGCGCATGTCCGATCGCGCGGTGAAGGTGATCTGCGCGACTGACGCGGGCGAACTGCTGCCTCGCGCGTTCAGTGACCCGACCCACTTCGAATGCCGGATGTGCGCGTGGCAGGACCGTTGCTGGAGGGCGCACGCATGAGCCACGCCAATCAAGCGCGTCCGGCCGACACGGGCGAGCCGATGATCGACGCCAAGGAGGCCGCGGCCGCATTGCGGCTGCCGTACTACTGGTTCGCCGACCACACCATGCGTGCGCGCTACCGCATCCCGCACTACCTGCTGGGGGCTCTGGTGCGCTTCCGCCTGTCCGAGCTCACGGCCTGGTTGGCGAACGCCGCGCTGCAGCCGCGCGAGACAGCTCCGGCCGCCGGCATGCCGGGGGAGGGCGCGCAATGATCGACTTCAACGAGATCCCGCTGGTGACTGGCCAACTGGACGCCCAGCGCGACGAGATCCGCGCGGCGCTGCTCGCCCGCCTGGAATTCGTGCTGAGCGTGCTGTTCCCGGCCGGCAAGAAGCGACGCGGCACGTTCGTGGTCGGCGACATCCTGGGCAGCCCCGGCGACAGCCTGGAGGTGGTGCTCGACGGCGAGAAGGCGGGCCTGTGGACGGATCGCGCGACCGGCGACGGCGGCGACATCTTCGATCTGATCGCGGCCCAGGCTGGCCTGCGCGTGTCCACGGACTTCAGCGGAGTGCTCGAACGCGCCTTGCAACTGCTCGGCCAAGCCAGCAAGCAGCCGGTGCGGCGTAAGCGCCGGGAGCCACCGACGGACGACCTCGGCCCTGAGACGGCCAAGTGGGACTACCTGGACGCCGCCGGCAAGCTAATCGGGGTGGTGTACCGCTACGACCCTCCCGGCCGCGGCAAGGAGTTCCGGCCGTGGGATGCCAAGCGCCGCAAGATGGCCCCGCCCGAGCCGCGCCCGCTGTACAACCAGCCGGGCCTGGCGACCGCCACGCAGGTCGTGCTGGTCGAGGGCGAGAAATGCGCCCAGGCCCTGATCGACATCGGCATTGTTGCGACCACGGCCATGCACGGTGCGAACGCGCCGGTCGAGAAGACCGACTGGTCGCCGCTGGCCGGCAAGGCCGTGCTGATCTGGCCCGACCGGGACAAGCCGGGCTGGGAGTACGCCGCCAACGCGGCTCAGGCCATTCTGTCGGCGGGCGCGACGACTTGCCACATCCTGTACCCGCCCGAGGAAGCGGGCGAAGGGTGGGATGCGGCGGACGCCGTGGCCGAGGGCTTCGACATTGCCGCCTTCATCGCCCATGGCCCGCGCCTGCAGATGCACGATGTCGTCGACGATCCGGAGCCGGTCATCGGCAGCGACGAGTCGGTGTGGGGTACCGAGGACGCACTGGCACTGGCTTTCACCCGCCGCTACCACCGCGACTGGCGTTACGTCGCCGCGTGGGGCCGCTGGCTGGTGTGGGACGGCCACCGTTGGCGCACCGAGGACACGCTGGCGGCCACGGACCTGATCCGCAACGTCTGCCGGCACGCCGCCTTGCACGCCGAGAACCCGAGGCTCGCCGCCAAGCTGGCCACCTCCGGCACCATCGCCGGCGTGGAGCGGCTGGCGCGCGCGGATCGCCGACATGCGGCCACCACCAGCGAGTGGGACGCCGACCCGTGGTTGCTCAACACGCCCGGCGGCGTGGTCGACCTCAGAACCGGCCGGCAGCGTCCGCACGACCGGGATGATCGGATGACCAAGATCACCACGGCCACGCCTGGGGGCGACTGCCCGACCTGGCGGCAGTTTCTCGCCGAAGTGACGGGCGGCGACGTCGAGCTGCAAGCCTACCTGCAACGGATGGCGGGCTACGCGCTGACCGGGTCGACGCAGGAGCATGCGCTGTTCTTCCTGTACGGCACGGGCGCGAACGGCAAGTCGGTGTTCGTCAACACGCTGGCCACGATCCTGGGCGACTACGCGGCCAACGCGGCGATGGACACGTTCATGGAAACGCGCGCCGACCGGCATCCGACCGACATGGCGGGGCTGCGCGGTGCACGCTTCGTGGCGGCCATCGAGACCGAACAGGGACGGCGCTGGGCGGAATCCAAGGTCAAGAACCTCACCGGTGGCGACAAGATCTCCGCGCGCTTCATGCGGCAAGACTTCTTCGAGTTCTTCCCGCAGTTCAAGCTGTTCGTCGCTGGCAACCACAAACCGGCCATCCGCAACATCGACGAGGCAATGAAGCGGCGACTGCATCTGATTCCGTTCACGGTGACCGTGCCCCCGGAGCGTCGCGACAAACACCTCCAACAGAAGCTGCTGGCCGAGCGCGACGGGATCCTGGCGTGGGCTGTTCAGGGCTGCCTCGACTGGCAGCGGCTGGGCCGGCTCGATCCGCCGCAACAGGTGCTGGATGCGACTGAAGAGTACTTCGAGGCAGAAGACGCGCTGGGTCGCTGGCTGGACGAACGCTGCGTGCGCGAGGCCAACGCCAAGTCGCTGACCGCCGAGTTGTTCAACGACTGGAAGCAGTGGGCCGAGGCCGCTGGCGAGTTTGCGGGATCGCAAAAGCGGTTTGCCGATTTGCTCCTCACCCGTGGCGTCGAGAAATGGCGCAACACGGCCGGTCTGCGCGGCTTCCGTGGCGTGGGCCTCAAACACCCGGCCGCGCCCGCCTACACCCCATACGCGGACACCTGAGCGCCACGTCGACACATCCGACCGACGGATCGGACGGACTACGTCGTAACTCTTACGCGTGCGCGTACGCGCGCACACCTCATGGGGAGTTTCGATGTATCGCGTCAGATCCGTCGGTCCGCACGATTCAAGGACTGCAACCATGACTACGACCATTCTCGCCCTGGATTTGGGCACCAAGACCGGCTGGGCGCTGCAATACCTGGACGGCAGCATCACCAGCGGCACGCAGGATTTCAAGCCGAAGCGCTTCGAAGGCGGTGGTATGCGCTTCCTACGCTTCAAGCGCTGGCTCAACGAGCTGAAGCTCTCCTGCAGCGATATCAACGTGGTGTATTTCGAGGAGGTGCGCCGGCACGCGGGCGTGGACGCCGCCCACATCTATGGCGGTCTGCTCGGACACCTGAGCGCCTGGTGCGAGCACCACAACATTCCGTACATCGGCGTTCCGGTCGGCACGATCAAGAAGCATGCGACCGGCAAGGGCAACGCGAGCAAAGACGAGATCATCGCGTCCGTCAGCAAGCGCGGCCATGAGCCAACCGACGACAACGAAGCCGACGCCCTGGCGATCCTGTACTGGGCGGCCGAGACGCAGGAGGCGTGAGATGAAGATTCCCACACCGACCTACCGTTCCGCACTGGCCCGTACACAGCCCGAGGTCACCGACCTCGAAGCATTCAAGCGGCAGGGCTGGCGGGAGCAGCGGATTCTCGTGGTCAACGAATCCGACGAACGCCTGGACTTCCTCGAACGTGAGCTGGTGCGACGCATCGGTGAGCGGCTGTACGGGGAGGGGGGCAAGCGCCGTGGCTGACTGGACCAAGGAAGACGTGGCGGCCCGCTTCGAGGACGCTGCCAACACGGGACGGCGCCTGCCGCCCATCCGCGTGCAGGGCTACATCAACACGTGGCCCGCCATCGTGCGGCGCGAGTGGGAAGCCTTCGCTGCGGACGAGAAGGTCTACCGGCCTTTCCCGCCCAGCCCCCAGGCCATCGACCGCATGCTGGAGGCGATGCGCTGGGTGCAGTGGCTGGAGGTCGAGCAGCGCCACCTCGTGTGGATGCGGGCCAAAGGCTACGGCTGGCGCGAGATCACGCTGCGCTTCGCCTGCGACCGCACGACGGCTTGGCGGCGCTGGCAACGGGCACTGGAGGTCGTGGCAGGCAGGCTCAACGAGCCGACACATTGA